TCCAAAGTGACGACGTCCAACTTGCTCCAGTTGAGATCGTTTTTCTTCAAACACATCTTGACCATGTAAAAAATATTCACGGTTAGCTGTGTGAATCGCCATAAACGATACATCCGCTGGCGAAGCTTTCTTTCCTTTTACATTATGTAACAGCTTAGAAATTGAAGCTTCCTCAATAGGAGCGACATAACGATCAAGATCAGGTTCATACCGAAAGCCACGTTTCAAAAAGTTAATATCCTTAAGACTGATCAAAGGAACAGACTCGGAAGTCTTATCAGCCATAGTATAAGTGATACCAGCATCACCTAACACTTTCGAAACAGCAGTATGAGTGAACTTAGTCTCTTGTGGAGACACACCCATTACGTTATCATCCCCATAACAAAGCGCAGAAACACGCTCGTGAAACATGGGAACCTCTTCATTAGCATGTAAAACATAATATGCATAGCGAAGATAAAGACTGTTGATCAAATTGTTCACGATCACAGTCAACGGATGACCACTCGGATTGGATCCGAACGCCTGAAGAATAACACCGTTAAACTCGTACACGGGGTAAGCAATCTCAGTTGCAATTCCTTCCATTATGGTCAAAGCACGCTCATCATAACCGGCGAGACGTGCAACACCAACCAACGCTTCAAAGGCACACATCATTGCCTTTGCAGAAGCAGTCTTATCGAATGCTTTATAATCACCAGCAATCATGCGATCAGGACCATATACAGTCAAGTAAGCAGTAACATCATGCCAAACTGGACCAAAAGCATTCAAGCCAACAGCACATTCCAGTTCTAAGCCATGATCCTGGATGAATTTAACAACGGGCAAAAAGTACTTGCGGGTTAGAAGAGTAAAAACAACTTCAGATCCTGCAAAAACCCGAATCTTATTCTTTGTGAATTTCGTCGGCTCGTCCTTCAAATTGCCTCGGAAAACTGTATAAATACGCTTTCCCTCAGCAAGAAGACTCTCCTGAATATAGAATTCCTCCCTGAATTGCGGATCAGTAAAATCGATGGGTTCAGTAATACCTGGAACCTCAAGATCCACAATGTCGATATAATTACTTTTCGACTTATTCAAGGGAAAACCCATAGAAGACTTTGTGTTGATACGATCAATTGATTTAACCCCATCCATACCACTGAGATTGTAGTACCAGCTTAGGGGCTTGATCAACTCCACATCATCAGAATGATCAACACACACTTGTGCAAAGCGAGTCTGCAAATCGTCAGACGCACGCTTCCACGCATGTGGTTCAAAGTCTCCACGCGTATGGGCAATAGAATGTAAATCACGTTGCCAATGTTTCCAGATCTGGCGTGAATCTGGACGTCCATGAAGACGAGGTAGATCCATAATCTCATCTACACTGTCACTAATAGGTGACTTTTGTACCTCAGATCGAAAGGTGGGCACACCTAATCCGTGTGCACCAAAAACCTCAAGATTGGGGTCTCTACCGTCAGCGGATTCCATAAAACGCACAGCATGCTTCTTAGGAATTGCCAAAGACGGTTCAAAATCGACTCCATACTTTTCAGTTCTCATTGTATCAGCTGAATGAGCAACCAAACGAGTAGAACGCAATTTTGTATACGC